GAAACGTAAAAAGATAATTCAGGGAGGAACCTCCGCTGGTAAAACTTTCGGCATCTTACCTATTTTAATAGACGCAGCAATACGCACCCCCAAAACTGAAATTAGTGTAGTTAGCGAGAGCGTTCCACATTTGCGCAGGGGTGCATTAAAAGATTTCTTAAAAATAATGCTGATGACAATGCGATATAATGATGTACAGTATAACAAGTCAATGCTGAAATATACATTCAGCAATAGCAGCTATATTGAGTTCTTTAGTATTGAATCAGCTGACAAGTTGCGGGGGGCTAGGCGGCATATACTATATGTTAATGAAGCAAACAATATTCCATTTGAAGCATATAACCAACTGGCAATAAGAACATCAGGCGATATATGGATTGACTTTAACCCTACATCTAGCTTCTGGGCTCATACTGAATTACAAGGCAAAGACGACACTGAATTTGTAAAGCTTACATATAAAGATAATGAGGCCCTGTCACAAACAATTATAGATGATATTGAGAAAGCTAAACACAGAGCAAAGCATTCTACATATTGGCGCAACTGGTGGAATGTTTACGGGCTGGGTGAAATAGGTAGTTTGGAGGGTGCATGTATTAAAGATTGGAAGCCCATTAATTTACCTAGCGAGGCCCGCCTGCTATGCTATGGGATGGACTTTGGATACACCAATGACCCATCAACTTTAATAGCATTATATAAGTATAATGACGCCTATATATTTGATGAGGTAATTTACCAGCGTGGACTATTGAACAGCCAAATCAGCAGCCTTCTAAAAACACATGAGGCCACTGAAATTATATATGCTGATAGTGCTGAGCCTAAAAGCATAGCAGAATTAACAAGCTATGGGCATTTGATATTACCTGCAAAAAAAGGAAAGGACAGTATTATTTACGGCATTAACTTAATAAACCAAAATAAAATATATATAACAAAAACAAGCTATAATATAATAAAAGAATTACAAAATTATACATGGCTAAAAAATAAAGAAGGTGAAACCCTTAATAAGCCACTAGACGCATTTAACCACTGCATTGATGCGATGCGTTACGCCTTAACCTCCCAGCTTGATAACCCACATAAAGGAAACTATTATATTTTTTAACAGGCTAACTAAAAAAAGTTATTAAAAGTTTTGTTAATTAAATAAATAGCGTTATCTTGCAGTAAAATTAAAAACAAAACAAAATGAGAACACAAGAAAAATTACAAATATTAAAAAAAGCAAACGAAGTATTATTTAACACACCAGTTCACCAATTTGATGGAGAATACCCAGTAGATGTAGAATTAGCTATAACTTTAGAAGCAGCTGTAAGACATATTAAAATGTTAGAAAACTTAAACGATGCTTATAGAGCCATGGAGAAAAAAAGAATTGCCATAGCGTTAAATAAATTAGCCTAATAAAACAAACAACCTAAAAACAAAACAAAATGAAAAATTTACTAGATAATATAAAATACATAAACAACGAAATAGACGCTTTAAAAAACGTAATGAAAACGGTTGAAGGAACTAGAGACCATAAATTTTTAAATGTAATACTAGAAAGAAGAATACAAAAAAGAGAAGAATTTAGATTTAAATATTTAGAAAGAATAAATAAACAAGTTGCAAAAGCAAAAACATTTACTAACAATTAAAAACAAAACAATAACAAAAAGGGGGTGTCAAAGCCCCCATTTAAAAACAAACAAAATGAAAATAAAATTTACAAAAGAAGAATTAAAATTCACGTGGAACACACTAAATGAAAATTGTAACCCCGTATTTGATAAAGGAACTAAAAAACAAAAATTAACAAAGTCAGTTATGACTAAACTTCAAAACATTTATAACAAATAAAAACAAAACAAAATGGGAAAACAAGAAGTATTTATAGCTGGAAATTATATTGATAAATTTGGCGTTTACAATTTAGATGATTATTCTTTTACTGGAATATTAACAAAAACAAAAACCGATGCAGTAAACTTATTAAAAGGACATAAAGATTATGTTTATAGAGGTAAATTTACTAGATGGGGTAGAAGCACTGATTGGGACGCATCAGATTATAATAACAAATAATAAATAAAAATTATGCAAACACAAGAAACGGATATTAAAAAACAGATTAAAGTATTGTCGGCACAGGCCAGCGGCTTGTATGAAATAAGCCCTGAACTATATGTTAATGAAATTTGCAGGATTCATCAAGAAATAATGCACTTAAAAAGCATATTAACAAACATACAATAAATGGAAGCAAGAAGAGAAATAAGAATACTAGACACAGGAATTGTCTGTGTAGAAACTACAGACAGGCGCGGAAATACCACAGTGGAAAGCTATACCCTTAGAGAATACGCAAGGGTAACTAACCGCAGAATTAAACAGCAAATAAAATTTAACAATTTTGTTAAAGGCCTTTGCTTGTTTGTGGTTCTATTAAGCGTTTTTTTAATGGTGGTATTTATTAACAGCTAAATAAAAAAAACATAAAAAGGCGCAAAGATGTTGAAGTAGCGATGAGCTGGTGTTTTGCTAATAATATAAAAATTATTATAGTGCCAACCTCCAAAAAAGTACATCCAAAAGTCAAGTTAGAAATTCACAATAAAAACCAAATAAAAAAAGGGATACAAGAGTACAAACAGAACGAAGAATTAGCCTTAAAAATACATGAATTATATTTAGATATATATAAGAAATTAAAATAAATTTTGTTTGATTTTTTAGTCAAGGGGACAGCGTCTTATACGTTATCCCCTTTTTGTTGTTTTTAAATAAAACACATGCACCTAAGAAAAATAAATTTAGATCACGTTCCGCTATGGCGTTATCAACAATATATGGCAACCGAAAACCCTAGTGAAGAAGATTTATTAAAATGTTTTCTTGATTTAAATTCTGCTGAAATTAAACAGCTTCCATTCAACCAGATTGATTTATATTTAGACCAAATTACAAACCTCCTACAGCAAGATCAGCCACTAACAAGGGTCTTTAAAATGGGTGGTATAAAATACGGGTTTATCCCAAGGCTTGACGATATTACTTACGGCGAAAACGCTGATGTTACAAAATACATTGTAGATTATGGCTCTATGCATAAAGCGATGGCTGTTTTATATAGGCCAATCAAACAGAAAATTAGAGACAAATATTTAATTGAAGATTATGAAGGCAGTTACCAATTCGCCGATAAGATGAAATATATGCCTTTAAGCGTGGCCCTTGGTGCTATTGTTTTTTTTTACAATTTAACGAACGACTTGCTGAATTGTATCCCGAAATATTTAGACAAGGAGATGAAGAACTTGGACTCGACTCAGCAAGCTTATTTTCAAAAAAGTGGTCAAGGTATTCAGAGCTCTATGCGCTTAGTCAGGGAGACCTTAGGAGATTTAATACAATCACCAAAATGAAAGTCCATAAATGCTTTATGTATTTAGCATTTGAAAAAGAAAAGATTGACCTAGAAAACACAATGATTAAAAAACAACTTAACCCCAAATAAAGATGGCACAGATGCTCCAAGGTTTTTATAACTTAACCGAAAAAATTCAAGAGACCCTAGACTTAGACGTCAATGTTAATACTGTAACTTATGGCGATATATTTGAAGTTGATTTAAATAAACAAACAATTTTCCCGCTGTCTCATTTTCAAATTGTAACTGCAACCATGCAAAAAAATGTCTGGCTGTTTTCAATGAGTTTAATGGTTATGGATATTGTAGATGATAATAAAACATTTGCGGGCCATAACGGAACGAACGCATTCCGCGGCAATAACAACGCTCAAGACGTATGGAACACGCAGCTAGCAGTCGCAAACAGGCTTTTAGAACTATTATATAGGGGAAACTTACATGTTGAAATGTATCAGCTTGAAGGAACTCCAGTCTGTGAGCCTTTTGTAGACAGATTTGAAAACAAACTAGCGGGCTGGACCGTGAGTTTTAATGTATTAATTCCAAATGACATGACGATATGTTAGATATGCAGAGCACTTTACAGAGATTTGCTCAAAGCGTGGTTAATACGGCACGGTTAAACCTACAAGAAGAAGGCAAAAACAGCACAAACAGCCTCAGCAAGTCGCTAACTTATGCAATTGACCAATATAGCGACAGCTATACCATTGAATTTTTAATGGATTATTACGGAGTGTTTGTTGATAAAGGAGTTTCGGGGGTTAAAAAAAAATATAATACTCCATACAGTTATAAAAGCAAAGGAGGAAAACAAGGTTTGAAAGGAATGCCACCACCAGCGGCATTTGATAAATGGACAATAATGAAAGGCATTGCACCAAGAGATAAAAAAGGGAAATTTTTACCAAGAAAATCTGTCAATTTTGCAGTTGCTAGAAGTGTATTTGAGAAAGGCATCGCCCCTAGCTTGTTTTTTACAAGGCCGTTTAATTTTGCATTTGAGCAATTAAATAAAGATATCGGCAAAGATATGGAGCTTGAAATAAACACAATATTTAAAAATTTAGAAAATGCCAAACAGTAAAATAAACACCCGAAGCCCTTATTTTGTAGTCCATAAAGACACGAATCAAGAAAGTGCTGTTTTAGAATTATACATTTATACAGACAACCCTCACGCAGTAGTTACAGGAACACCCGACTACACTTTAGAAACCACCGCGCTAGATGAGCGAGTACAATTTGAAATATCAGAATTAATTAGAGATTATATTCCCGCAATGAATGACGGTAATTATGAGCCTACCGAGGGAGATGATACATACGCAACGGTCTACGTTGACACCGTTTTAACGCCAACAATCAGCGGGGTCCCAGCTGCACCAATTGAAACATTCGCGTTGAGAGCATTTGTTGGATATGGGTATTTTCAAGAAGGAGTACAGCCCTCGCTAGATCAAAGCTTGTTGCAAACAAACACCACGGTTTTGAATCCACGAAGTGCTCCGTTGCGAATTGCATTAGATAGGCAGCTTGCCACCAATATAACATATTTTAATAATGGGGTTGTAACCAGCACCGAAGCAATTTCTGGCGTTGCTCCAGATGATGAGGGTTATATGAATATTATTTATTCAAGTGATTTAAGTATTTATTCGGCGGATGATTATACAGATTTCATTGAGGGTCAAGGAGGTACGGTTGAAGGAAGCCAATGTCTAGAAAGTTTTTTTAATAATTATGCATGGCTGCCT